CTGTTGGTAACCAAAACAAGTGGTTACGGCTTTAATGTTCATCGTCATTTTAAAATCTCCGAGGTTGTGTGAACGGTCTTAATGTAACAGGTAATTCAGCGGTTGAATACGGGGGCGACAAGCTAAAGTTCCATCCATCATTATTACCTGCGTCCGTGTTTTCAAAGTCAGTATACGCGTTCCAAGAAGCCCCGCCAACAGCGTTGATGTCACGAATGTTTAAATCTACTACGTTAACTGTACCTGACGCTTGTGACAAGGTAGCTTGTGACCCAGGCGTTGTAGATTGTAAAAATTTAGCGCTAGAGCTATTAGCCACAAAATTACCGACAGTTGAGGTTACGCCGTTTTTAAGCTGAACTGTACCGAGGCTAAAAACAAAAGTATTAGTTGCGCCCATTGTTAGCGCATTGGCAAATACGCAAGTGCTACCACCTTGAACAATAATTCCGCTGTTAATTGTGACGCCGTTGGTTGTAATGGTTTGCGTTCCAGACGTTGCATTAAAAAGTAAACTTCTAGTCGCCGACGTTGGCCCAGTCATACCAGTACCAAATGTTAAATTGCCAAAAAATTGAGGGTTAGATGCGCTGAATCCATAAGATCCTGTAAATCCAGTAAAGTTAACAGTCCCATAAACATTATCGCCACCTAAAGTAAAAATGTCTGTTCCTGCCGTAATATTAAACGCTATTTTTGGGTTACTAGGACTGTAAGTTGCCGTTCCACCGCCGTTAACTTGACGTGTACCTGTAGCGCCTGCGTAAGTGCAATTCACAACAGGTGTGCCTGTAACAGTAAGATTTGTTGAGGTACCTGAATTCCAAATAGACGCGCCGTTACCCGTCACGGTGATGTTACCTGTACCAAATGCAAGGGTTCGCACGTTGCTGTTGTATGAGTTAAACAACCCTGTGCTTAATGTGCGATTGCCGCTAGATAAGTCTAACGTACCCGCCGTTAGTGTAAAGGTACGAGTCGAACCCATCGTCAAGTTGTCTTGAAGCTGTACGGTAGCGCCTGGTGAGTTTTGGGTAATCGGAAAGTCTAAAGTCTTACCGTTGGTAGTAATCTGCTGTGTGCCTGATGTGGCGGCAAAAGTAGTAGCTGCTGTGCCAGCATTTAAGGTCATGCCCGTTGAGATAGTTAAATTACCAAAAATTGTTGCGCCTTGGTTTAGTAACGTACCTGAAAAACCTGTAAAGTTAAGGTTTACAACCCTAAGTCCACTAGTGCTTACGCTATCCGTACCTGCGCTAATGTTAATGTTAAATGCGTTAAATTCTGTTGCGCCTGTTGCACCAAACCTAAATGATCTTGTGCCTGTAGCACCTGCATAAGTTGCGTTAACTACTGGTGTGCCTGTGTAAGTAAGGTTTGTAGCGTCTGTTATAGATAGCACAAATGCGCTATTACCTGTAAGGGTAATGTTTCCTGTACCAAACGCAATTGATCGTACGTTGCTATTTGATGAAATAAAGACATTGCAAGTTAAAACGTTAGAGCCTAAATCTAAAGCGCCTAATGTCAAAGTAAACGTACCAGACATTGTATGGTTTGCGCCGAACGTTAAACCAAGAGTAGACGTGTTTAAAGTAGCTGTAGCGCAAGCTGACCCGCTTGCTGTTGTGCAAGTACCGGTGCCTGATAAAGAATCAAATACTACTGTATCAGTATTGTCCGGTGCGGCTATACCAGGCAAGCCGCCTGAAGTTAAAGACCAATTAGCTGTAGAACTTGCGTCCCAAGTGCCGCTTCCGCCAACCCAATAGTAAGTAGCCATTAAGTACCTTTAATCATAAATATTTAATCACCGTCTAACCCACCACTTTGATGTTCTTGTGACACCTGTGCGGTTTTCAAGGTAAATGCTGCCATCCGTTGCTGCGGAAATTGTAAACCGACCAACAACACCTGTAGTGCCTGTTAGAACACCAGTTGTAAAATCAATCAAAGTTACATCAATTCCTGCAGCTTGCACAAAAGGAGATGTGCCAACGCGAAACGCCGCAGTGCCGTTAGGTGAAGTTGCTGCGGTGCTAACAATATCCAAAAATCCCGTGACTGTTGTCAAAGAAGAAGGTAAAATTGGAATTGCTACAGCGGTATCGTTTGTTAAAGAAAAAGACGAAACTTGTACGGGTGCCAAAATTGTTGCGGGCGAAGCATTGGCGTTATGAATTACGCCATCTGATGTGCGGTAATTAAACGCAGGCACATTGGTGTTATTTACCGTATTAGCCCCCGCTGTGGTCGTGCAGTTGTTGGCTACAATAATAGCCCCCGTAAGAACTGATATATCTCTTAGGCCGTTATTTAGCGCCGTGATGTCGCTTGCGCTGACAATCGATCCTGTAACCGCCAATAAACCATTTTGCCCTGAATTATTAAGAGTTGCACTTTCAATGTTTAAAAAAGCGCGTGTGCAAGAAAAACCGTTATTTCCGCAGTTGTTTGCAGTTGACCCGAAAGCATTTACCGAACTTGCGCGGCGCGATGTGATGCCGTCTTGCCGCGCTCCGTTTGCTTCCGAAAGGGAAACATCAGCTATTGAGGCGCCAGTTACAAAAACGCCTGACCCAAGTTGCCCTGAAATTTGCCCCGCATTGCGCCACAAAGACCCTTGCGCCGAAAGAATAGACCCACGCGATACAGAACACCCATGCAAACCTGCGTTATCTACGCCGCAAGATGGATTGACTGCGCCGCGCGAATTATTGTCAAGGAAGTAGCCTCTAGAACCATTGCCTTGCATATCAAACAAAGCGGAAAGCGTTGGTGCGCTTGCGTTTTGAGCTTCAATAAAATTACCTGTGACTCCTGCGCCAATTAATCCAGGGCTGTCGGATGATACGATGGAAAACGCTGAGTAATCATTATTTTCAACTAAAACACCCTGATCAACGACATGACCACTTTCAACTCTAAGCACCACAGGCGCAGGTTGATTTGGCCCCAAAGCGTCGATAGCCGCTTGGAGTGATGAAAAATTTGTTGGAATAAGCACATCCCCCGTAATACCAAAGTCTTTAGGGGTAACAAAATCACGCATTTTGTCTTGTGCTGATCTAGCAACAGCATTAGCGCCTGCTGGCTCAAAACCAATCCAATCTGATCCATCATCATCGGCTAAGTCTTGTACTGTTCCGGCTTGGCCTTTAAATCCAGTAAAAGAAATTTGACCAGCGGTATTTGTTGATCCTGATGTATTTAACTGCGAAGTCGTAAATTTGACTTCAGCGCCGACGTGTAGTCCCGTAACAAATGTAACGGTTGTGCTGTTGGTTTCTAGGTACGCGTACTGAGCGCCTGGGCCATACTGGTTAACGCCATCCACAAACACGGACAAGCTATTTGTTGCTGGTTGGTACGTAGTTGTAGTTAAATTAAATACCGTTTGACCTGCGGTAGCGGTTTGAATTTCTTGTTGATTAGTAAATGCTACAAAATTGCTATTAATACCTGTAATACCATCGTATGTTGCAATTAAAACATCATTAGCATCACGCAAAATAAATTTATACGTTAAACCATCGGTTAACCAAATTTCACCGCCTGAAGGTACTCTGCCTGACGCGTCCAAAATAATAGGATTTGAGTGTGGAATATTTCCCGCACTTGTTGTATACGTAGCTTGCGGGGTGGTCGTTCCACCCGCATAGGTAAAAATCTTACCGCCGGTCAATACGTTACCGCTGTTATCTAAAAACTGAGCGCCTACGCCGCCATACGGGGATAAATTAACGGCCATATTTAGTCCTTAAGCCAAAAACTTCAATTTATATAAAGTTGACAGATATAACTCAATAATTCCGTCAATTAAATTCTGCAACGGCGTATCTGTTTTGTCACAGACATCGTAACGCATCACTTCAAGTTCGGCAAGTTGATCTTCTAAAAATTCAAGCACATTATTGGTTTTTTTGGCTGATGCTAGCGCAATCGGGCCAATTAGACCTTTACGACCTTGGTAGGCTTCAGCAAACGCGTCAGCCCGTTCAATAATGTTCTCGTAAAATTTTTGCAACGCCTTGTGTTTGGCGTAACTGCGGGTGTTTAAGTGCGCCGAATGGGTGACATCCCGTGCCAAAAACAACATTCCTATAAATTTTTCGCAGCTCATTGTGGCATCCCTTGTGGTGGCATTTCTTCAGGGGGCATACCCTCTGGTGGCATCATACCCTGCGGTTGCATTGGTTGTTCCATCTGTTGTTCCATTTGATCTTCTTCTTGCATATCCATAGCGGTATCACGTTGCATCTCGGTGACGAGATCGCCGTTGACCATCATGCCATGCACAGTTCCCATGACTATATCTTGAATCTGCTCAGGGGACATTGACGCTTGAACCGCAGCCAAACGCTTAGTTTCAGCATCAAACATCTTAATTTGAGCCTCAAAGTCTTTACGCTCCAAATCTTGCATCTCAATGGATTTACCCACGTTAGCAAGCATCTGGTGCATCCCTTCCATCTCTTGAGCCATCGCTTGCATCTGCTGTTGAGCAGCTTGCAAGGCAGGATCTTCGTCGGTGTCGGAGATAAGCTTAGGATCAATGGTCTTAGCCAAGCGTTTGGACATTTCTTGAGCGCCAGGCCAATCCATATTCTTAACGAATAGATCGCCAGCTACTTTCCATAACTCAGGATTACCCTGTAGGATCTGAGCCATAGCTTCCATAGCTTCTTGGCGCTTGGTCATATAGCCTGGGCCTGTCGTAGCCACTACATCGTAAGTACCAACGCTAGGGTTGTAGACTTTTTCAATCACAACGCCTGTTTGGTCAACGATTTTCTTGACCGGCTCAGGTTGCTCAGGGTTTAACTTAACCATTGACACTTCACCATCTACACCTACGATGCGAGCAATACGCTCGGTGTCGTAAATCTTAGGGATCAGGTCAATTAACTGACGAGTTGCAAAGCGAATCGCTTTAGTGAGGTTGTCACCATAGTGGAACGTACCGACATCACCTTGACGCTCACGTGCAAGGATAGCCTTACCAGAACGCTCATTGCTCGTCGCACCAAGGCTTGAGTCATATTGCCCTGTCGTAGACTTAATATCATCACTAGCGCCCATTTTGGCTTGAATCAAGCCTGTTTGAGCTAGTGGAGGTGGGGCGCGTTGCGGTAATGGCAAAGTTGCACCCATACCGTCGGTTACATCAGGGTTAACTTCTAAATACGGCCAATTGGTTGTGTTAGCTGTTTTCCATTGCTGTTCGTAGCCTTCAAACTGACCGCCGTAGCCGATAAATGGTGCTTTTGGAGCCAAAGCAAGCATTTCTGCCTCTTGAGATACCCAATAGTTGTACATACGTTGTGCATCTTTGGCATTTCTTACCAATCCTGACACGTAAATACGACCATCTACTTCAAATTCGTTGCCTACAACACGGATCACAGGGATCCATTTGCCTGCCCATTCCTGCTCTTGGAGGACTTCGTAGCCATTGGTTTTCATCCAAATGACTTTTTTGACGTCTACCATGCGGGATTTGATGGGTTTCAAGCCCATTTGCTTCATATTCTTATCTTCAGGGCTACCATCAAAGAATGATTGGTTGCCTGGGTACAGATTAAGCTTAGTTGGAATGTGTTTGTAATAGAAATACTCAACAATGCGGATAGTATCTTCGTTTAGCCACTGGGATAGGGACTCATCGCCTACACCTTGGGACAAAATGGAGCTAATGGGCGCGGCATCAGGATACTGACGCTCATATTCCGCTTTTTCCATGTCTTGACTGATAAAACACCATTCAGCGTCTTGACCAGCAGGGTCTTGGATCATCGGATCCATGTAAACGCTAAAGGCGTTACGAATACGACCTAGACGGATGTCTTGCTCAAACGAATCATCGTTGCAATATTCTGTAAGGATTCGGAAATAGCCTTCGCCATACGTCACTTGGTTTTCACAAGCGGTGTCATAGACCACATCGGCGTCAGACATATACTCGATATGGCGAACCATACCTTCAAAAATCTCTGCTACTTCAACATCGCCCTTATCATCGGCTGGGATCACTTTCCCAGAAGGCCGATTTTGACGCTGTTCGTTTGTTACTTGGTGGACGTGCTGTGGCAGCTTGTTGATAGTCAAGCAAGGACGCGCATTGATGGTTTGTCCTTGTACAGAACCGCGAGTTGCCAATACGTCAGCAGGCCATTGCCAATTATTGTCAGGAGAGCCAGCCATAAAGCGTAAATCATCTAGCTCATCTTCGCGTGACTCAGAATATGCAGACATCGCCATAGTAAAACGGTGGCGCATTGTTGAAAGAACATCTTTTGGGTCTTCAGTGCTAGTAGGATTGCCGCCAACGTCGGCTACTTTACCGACAATATTCATAGATGACTGGTCATAGCCCATAGCTGTTATTCTTTCTTACGTTGTCTACACCAGGTATAGCCTGTAAATTTGAGGGAACGTGCAAACCGCACACATATTTTCCTCGTAATGGGATTATATGGTCAACGTGCCAAATTGTCCCAGTTATTTTAGACTGTAGTGTAGCAAGTTTATAGACATTTGCAATTCTTTCGTAATCTATTTCAATCAACCAAGCAGGTGTTCTTTTAGCTTGACGATAGTTTGCTGTCCATAGATTACGCTTATCTTTGTTATTTCGTACATATTTTTGTGTGTAGTCTAAGCTTTTTTTAGGGTTGCTTTGACGCCAATGACGGTTGTATTCATAGACTTTTTTGGGGTCTTTGGCTTTAGCAGACGCAGCGTTTGCGCACACACAACATGTTTTATTACCTGTATAGCGCTCTGCTATATGGCCGTGTTTACAAGGCTTGCCCGTAAAATACCGAGCCAAACCCTGAAAAAGCGCTTTTTGCCTAGAAATCAATCTAAAAGCCCAATAATGTCAGTCGATCGCATCATCAAATAGTCTTTACCTTCGTAAACGACTTTTTGACCGCTATGCTCGCCAAATAATACATGGTCGCCAACCGCTACATCCATCGGCTCTAAGCCGCCTTTTGGTAATTTTTTACCCTCGCCAGCGGCGACAATAATTCCACTAAAAAGCTTGTCTTTAGGTAAAACAATTAAATCTGACAGCTTTTCATAATCCTGCTCAATTAAGACGCAATTATTTAAAGGACGCATCATTTCTTTGACTTAGCCTTTGCTGCTTCACGTTTTACCGAATACGCAATTGCAACTGCTTGCTTAATTGGCTTTGTTTTTGCTTCTTCACGTACGTTGGCTCTAAACGCAGCCTTGCTTGCAGATTTTTTTAACGGCATTTTTAACTCCCCATCCAACTAGTTGATATAGCGCCCTGGCTTGAATACACCGGTCTTTTAATTGTACTCTTTGATCCTCGATGTGCAACAGGAAACGCAAAGGTCAGCGCAATAGCGTCGGCTGAGTCTGGTGACGCTAGTCCTCTAGCCTTCATCTCTTTCTTACTTTCCAAAAAGATCGCACCCTTACTGTCAGGCTTCATCAGCGGTGAGATGAGGTCTGCTTTTAAATATTTATCCGTTGGAATAGAGCCTATTTTTAGCCATTCTTTCATAGCGCCCCAAATTTCAGCCCGCTTATTACCAAACATCATAGGGTTTTTACTACGATTAGCAAAATTGACCCCACGAATTTTGTAGCGTTGTTCTTTAAGGCGGTCTACAACCCCTGCGCCTAAGCCGCCTTCGTCGATACAAACCATTGCAGGTTGGTATTGTTCTATAGTTTCAATAATTCGGCCAACTGTTTCCATAGTGTCATCACCTTTGTGACGCGCAATTTCTACAATATCTCGACCTTGACGAACGGCGATAACCGTTGAGTCTGAGCCAAAACGGGCGGGGTCTACGCCAATAACAATAGGCGCAGTTAAGTCCTTAACCTTTTCCCGTTTCATTGCATCATCTACAAGGCTTACAGGAATAAACTGATCGTCACCTTCTGATGGAAATTGACCATATACCTCAACATTAGCCTGATAAGAGTCTGAGCCATATTCGTCAATAATTTGCGCGTAAATAGCTTTATCAGTACCTTCTACATCACGGGCGTCAATATTGCGAGTCAACCAAAAATTGCGTTTAGCGTTAAAACATTCATAAAAATACCCTGTGTTATGACGAGGGTTGCTAAAAGCTAGCCAATATCGGTTCGGCGTATTTTCTGTAAAAAAACCTTGCGACACGTCCCAAATGGTATCTGGAATACCTGACGCTTCGTCAAGAATTAGCATTACGCCGTCGTGATTATGTAGACCTGCGTAAGCTGAAGGATTTTCCTCAGACCATAAACGGCCTTCAACAGCCCAATATCGAGTACCTTTTTTAAGGTCGCGCTCAACTAATTCCGTAATCCATTTGGCGGGCATGACCCTAGTGGCGGATACTTCAAACCAGTAAGAATTTACTGACATGGCTACCCATTTAGTAATTTCCGCCCAAGTAACCGAACGTAACTGAGATTCACTGTTTGCAGATACGATAACCGAGCCGCCAATACGGGTGGATATAAACCAAACTACTAGCCAACTAACCAAAGCAGACTTACCAACACCGCGCCCAGCAGCCGTTGCAGAACGTAAGGTTTCAAAGTCAATTCGCCCTTTGTTTTGCTTAATATGTTCTTTTATATCGTTAAGCAGATCGCGTTGCCATTTGCGAGGGCCAGAAAAATGCTCTAGTGGCGTACCTTTTTCACCCCATGGAAAAGCAAAAAGTACAAAAGCTAATGGATCGTCTTTAATTGCGGGCGACCAAAGACGGCTCATTAGAGCCATTTCGTCTTGCGGGGAGTATCTTGGTTCTTGCATTAATAAGCCTTATAAGGGTAATACTTGGCTTCCGCCTGTTTTCGGGCGTCGATGGCTGATTGTATATCGTTAAATTGCCCTAGGTAAATATCTTTTCTATTTACACAAAGGCGGGCGCGCCAGCGTTGCGACGCTTTATGCCATATAACACCTGTATATCCTGAGCTATTGTTGCAGTGTTTTGTCTTATTTTGCCCATTTTGCGCTTGGGTTACATCACGCAAATTCACGATTCTGTTATCAATTTTGCTTCGATTGATATGGTCGATGTTGTTTGAAGGCCAAATGCCATATACATAAAGCCAAGCAAGCCGATGCGCTTTATATTTTTTGCCTGCTATGCTGATGTCTATGTAACCTTTAGAGTTTAAGTTACCTGCTATTTGACCAGGCATTGCCCGCAGGCTACGCATAATTCTATTTGTAAAGTCCCCTGTATCGGGATTGTAATCAAGCAGTTCTTTGAGTTTTGCTTGGGTTAAAATCTGTGTAGTCATCGCCGTCCTCTTTACGGTTGTTGATTAGAAGCCCTTGAGAGTTAGCGCTCTCAGGGGTTTCGTTCATTATAACACCGCCCATTCTTTTTTCGGCTTGCTCGAGAGCAGCGGTGATGGAGATGCGTTGGTCGATCTCGACGTTGATCTGCTGCTTGGCTACCCAATCGTGCTGATTTTGCAAGATAGTTGTAGCCGCTTTGATGTCGCCTTCTAGGGCTGCGGCGTGTAGCACTTCGCTCATTTCCATCTCGGATTGGGTACGCGCCTTGAGTTCTGCGTATTCAACAACAGGGTCGAACTGGCACAACTGGCGATATTCGGAGGGGAGCATACCAGCGGCGATGGCAAGCCGATCACCTTTAAGCCCAAGACGTGCGGCTTTCATTATGGCTTCGAGCCGTGCTTCTGTGGCCTCTAGCCTACGTGGCTCATACGGAAACGATATGAAGGTCATAGCGTGGAGTGTAACAAAAATTTTGAAAAATAAAAATTAAAAAATTTGTAAAGTTTTTGCCGAGGATTGTAAAGAAGTGGGCGCGAGATTGTAAATAAAAAATAAATTGTTTGTGGGAGCTACCTAGCCACAACTTGCCAGCGCTCGGCCCTACCCCCCACCCTCAAATTGGAAGCAAAATTCTATTAGGTTAGTGGCTACTAACTTATAACTAACGGGCGCGGGGTGTCAGTCATGTAGTCATGACTACATAAGTGGCACGCAACAACAAGGCATTTTCTTTTTGCCGGCGGGCGCGGGCATGTTGTTAGTCATGTCAGTCATTAGTTTTTGCATGACTAACATGACTAACAAATACAAAAGGATTTTTTGGGAAAAGGAAAAGGCGGGGGCGAAAAGCTGGATAAATGTTAGTCATGTAAGTCATGTAGTTGACTAACTCAAGTCGCTGGCTTATAACATCTGTGGCGTAAATACAACAAATATACAAACTCTAGCTATATATCTATTTTAAATGACTACATGACTAACATTAAGCATTTTTGCTTATTCTATATAGCTCCCGCCGTTAGTCATCGCACCCAATTCCATGACTAACATTTTGCTACCCCATGACTAACAAATATATTTTGCGAAAAGTATTGACAGCCGTAAAACATTCCTTTACAGTCTTAATTAACGGCAACGTATCGCCGTTTTAATCCACTAAAGTAAAGGTAAAAACATCATGCAAAATCAATTTCACATCAAACAAAACACCCTTGACGCCATGCTTTTAATCGCTGGCAAAAAAGACATACGCTACTATTTGAATGGCGTATATATCGAATTTAACGAAACAACAACCCGCGCCGTCGGCTGCGACGGGCATAAACTAGGTATTTATCAAAGTGCAGCCCCTGACAATCGCGGCGCGGGTTCTATCACTATCCCGCGCGATATCATCGAGAATCTACCAAAGGGCAACGCAAAACGCCCGTTAGTTTTGACATTCTCACAAATTAGCGATACGCATTGGCAAATTGATACCGGCAACGCCACGATTAAATTTGCGCCTTTGGACGCTAAATATCCCGATTTTCGCCGCGTAGTGCATGGTTTACAAACCGCAGGCACAAGCGGCGCGGCTGCTGGCTTTAATCTTGAGTATCTAAACCAGTTCGAAAAGTGCGGCAATATTTTAGCCGGCAGCAAACTACGCGTAGGCAACCGCCTGCGCTTGCACCACAACGGCGACGCGGCTGCGTTGGTATTGCTTAATTGCGTTGATGGCTTTGCCGGTGTAGTCATGCCTATGCGTGATTCTGTCGGCTCTACTGGCGCGCTATTCCCGCTTGAATTGACCGCCGAACTTAAGGCCACAGCTAACGAACTGGCAGCCGCTTAACTAAATCGTAGTGGATAGCGTAGCCGGTGCGCTTAATCACCGGCACTCACTCACGAATGGAGCTAAAAATGAACAAAATTATCAACATCGGCATATTAGACTTAGGCGGCAAAAAAGGCGGCCAACTGTTTTGCAATATCGAATTTGAAGATGGCCGTTTGTCTATCTCTG